GAATTCTTTATGGTCATATTTTAGAAGAGGTAGTATTATTATTAGTTAGACTAGCCGGACATAAAGTAGAGCATGAACAGAAGAATGTAAAAGTAAAAGGAATAGAAGGACACATGGATTGTGTTATTGATGGCGAAGTAGTAGATGTTAAGACAGCATCAGGCTATGCATTTAAAAAGTTCAAGGATGGAACATTAGCTCAAGATGATACCTTCGGATACCTAGCTCAACTTGCCGGATACGAAGCAGGTCATGGTACTTCCGAGGGTGGATTCTTGGCAATGAATAAAGAAAATGGAGAACTTGCACTTTATATTCCAGAAGAACTTGACAAACCCAACATAGAGAGTAAAATAAATACAGTCAAGAAATCTTTACGCAAATCAGCACCACCTGAACTTTGCTATCAACCTATCCCTGACGGACAATCAGGTAACATGAAGCTACCTAGAGGATGTTTTTTCTGTAGGCACAAAGTCGAATGTCATAAAGATTCAAATAACGGTAAAGGTCTTCGAGTATTTAAATATGCGAAGGGTCTTTCTTATTTAACACAAGTAGTTAAAGAACCTAAAGTAGAGGAAATTACACATGAATTCAAAAAAAGAAAAGCTCGTAAGACGACACGCAAAACAGCTAATGCTTGAATGGTTACAGAGTGTAGTACCTGACGAAGAAAAAGATAAAGTTACAATTAAAAACTTAGAAAACTATTTACCAGATCAAACTCATATCTATGCTAACAGACATCTTAGAGTCTCTGCATATACTTTACGTTGGTTTATTAAAGGTATTAAAAAAATTATTAAAGCAACTGGCAAAGAGATCACAGATATTCAAGTTCAGGAGCTCGAACGTGGCTGAATATAAAACAGCTATTATTGCTTGGGATTTAGAAGACATTGATTTGAATGAACTCATTATGGTTATTGGAAGTTTTATTTTTTCCGGACATAATATAAACGAAGTAGAAACAGAAGTGATAGATAAACTGAAAGAATTACTTGAACTAGAATCTAAAAGAAGATTGACAGGTATATCAGAAGACGACACAATACATTGAGGATAACATATGGAATATAAATTTAACGAACACATTAATATAAATGAAATAAAAAAATATGTTGATGATACTTATACACAACATTATGCTAACTCAAAATATCAAGCAACAGATATGATTATAGATGCCGGTCATGGTGAAGGTTTCTGCATAGGTAATATTATGAAATATGCTATGAGATATGGAAAGAAAGATGGCAAATCAAAAAAGGATTTATTTAAAATTATTCATTATTCTTTAATTGCATTACACCTTAATTCAGAAAGGAGTAGTAATGATTGAAGATAAGATAGGTAAAAAACCATATCTAGGAATAGTTATAAACTATGATAAAGAAAAGAAACTAGATAAGTTTAGTTTAGATACGTTAAAGGATAGATATTTTTGGGAGGAAGAGACTCATGCTCAAGAAGCTTTCGCAAGGGCTAGTGTTTTTGGTGCAACATATAAAGGAGAAACTGATTTTGATCTTGCACAGAGACTTTATGAGTACAGTTCCGATTTATGGTTTATGTTTAGTACTCCTATACTTTCTAACGGGGGAACGACTCGTGGCTTACCTATTAGCTGCTTTCTTAACTATGTACCTGACAGTAGGCGGGGTTTATCTGATCATTATGATGAAAACATTTGGCTCGCTAGTTCAGGTGGAGGCATCGGTGGATATTGGGGAAATGTTAGGAGTAATGGTATTGGTACTTCTAACCATTCTCGTTCTACTGGATCAATCCCATTCATGCATGTCGTAGATTCTCAGATGCTTGCCTTTAATCAAGGTGTTACTAGACGAGGTTCGTATGCTGCTTACATGGATATATCACATCCAGAAGTAGAAGAATTTATAAACATGAGAAAAGAATCTGGTGGAGATATAAACAGAAAGTGTTTAAATATACACAATGCAATTAATATTACTAATGAATATTTAGATGCAGTAAAGAATGATGAAGATTGGAGATTAATAGATCCTAAAAGTGGGGAAGCAGTCAAGATTATTAATGCCAGAGATTTATGGTGGCAGATGTTAAATGCAAGGGCAGAGACAGGTGAACCTTACATGATTAACATTGATACCTGTAATGAATATTTACCAAAAGAACAAAAGGATTTAGGACTTAGAGTAAATCAAAGTAACTTATGTTCAGAAATAGTATTAGCTACTAATGAAGAACGAACAGCAGTATGTTGTTTATCAAGTGTAAATTTAGAACATTTTAATACATGGAAAAAGAATGATGAATTTATTAGTGATCTAATTACTATGTTAGATAATGTGCTTGAGCATTTTATTGAAGCAATAATAGATACAAGTAAACTTGGTGGGTATAATGCAAATTTTGAGAGGTTTAAGAAATATGTTAAGGACGAAAAAGAAGGATTACTTAAAGCTGCTTATTCAGCTTATAGAGAAAGGTCGGTGGGTCTTGGAGCGATGGGCTTTCATGCTTTACTCCAAAGCGAAGGACTACCTTTCCAAGGGTTACGAGCTACTAGTATCAATAATGTCGCCTTCTCTCATATCAAAGAACAGTCTGTTGAAGCGACTAAAAGATTGGCTAATGAACGTGGCGAAGCTCCTGATATACATGGTAGCAATAAGCGTAACGCTCATCTCTTGGCTATTGCTCCTAATGCCAGTAGCTCTATTATATGTGGTGGTACTTCCCCTAGTATTGAACCATATCGTGCTAACGTATATACGCACAAAACTTTATCCGGTTCTTACCAAGTTCGGAATAGATACTTGGAAAGACTTTTAAAGAAAAAAGGATTAACTGTTGAAGAAAGAGAAAAGGCTTGGAAAGAAATGGCAATTGCTAGTGGTTCTGTTCAAGGTCTAGATATTCTTTCAGAAGAAGAAAAAGAAATATTTAAAACTGCTACAGAGATTAATCAAATCTATTTAGTAGAACATGCACACATGAGACAGCAGTATGTATGTCAAAGTCAAAGTGTTAATTTATTTTTCACTATGCCTAAAGCTACAGAGTCTCAATCAGTTCATGATGAATATTTACAGTACGTCAATGATGTACATTGGTACGCAATGAATAAACTAAAGTCATTATATTATTTTAGATCGGATGCTGCTCGTAGTGCTGAGAATGTAAATGTAAAAGTACAAAGAGTTAAGCTTGAAGATGTAGAATGTTTAAGTTGTGAAGGATAATAATATGGAAGATAAATTTGATAATATGTATGAAGGAAGATTTGATGCACTTCAAAAGAAGTATGAAGCAGAGGTAGCAATAGCTAAATCAGAGTTAGACACTTACTTTTCATTAGGTATGGGAGTAGCAGAGCATCCCCACATTATAGAGTCTATGGATTTACTATTAGAAAAAATGTCTAATGCTCAAGAAAAGTTAGATTTACTTTTAAAGGAATTCTAATATGACCGAAGAAAAATTTAGCCAATTTTGTAGGAGGATGTGGTTAGATCATTGTGATGAAAATAAAACACCATATTCTGTAACTTACACAGAAGAAGAATATAAAAGAAAATTTAACAAGTGGTTACTAGCTCAATATGCTAGTTATAAAAACGGAGAATAATTAATGAGCTTACTAAGCAATAGAGACTATTATAAACCTTTCGATCATCCTTGGATGTTTGATAAATATGTAGAACAAAATCAAATGCATTGGCTGCCAGAGTCTGTACCCTTACATACAGATGTGAAGGACTGGCAAGAACTAACTGATGAAGAAAAGAATTTATTAACACAAATATTTAGATTGTTTACGCAATCAGATGTAGATGTTGGTTCAGGATATATCGATAAGTATATGAGAATATTCAAGAAACCAGAAGCTAGGATGATGATGTGTTCATTTGCAAACATGGAATCAATACATCAACATGCGTATAGTTTATTATTAGATACAGTTGGTATGCCAGAAACAGAATATAAAGCTTTTGCTGCTTATGAAGAAATGGCAGACAAACATGATTACATAAAAGATTTTAAACCTACACGTAGAGATAAACAGGCTATCGCTAAAACATTAGCAGTTTATTCCGGGTTTACAGAAGGCTTACAGCTTTTTAGTAGCTTTGCAATCTTGTTAAACTTCCCAAGATTTGGCAGGATGAAAGGTATGGGGCAGATTGTAACGTACTCTATACGTGACGAGTCATTACATGTAGAAGCTATGACTAAATTATTTAGAGAGTTCATACAAGAGAACATTGATATATGGACTGATGATTTTAAAAAAGAACTTTACAATATTTGTAGAGAGATGGTTGAGTTAGAAGATAAGTTTCTTGATCTGGTATTTGAGATGGGAGATTTACAAGGACTCACAAAGAAAGATATGTATGCGTACAATAGATACATAGCTGATAGACGGTTATTACAACTTGGATTAAAAACAAACTTTGATCAGAAAGATAACCCTCTTCCGTGGTTAGATGAAGTACTTGGAGTTGAGCACCAGAACTTCTTTGAGGGGCGAGCAACTGCCTATATGAAAGCAGGACTAAGAGGAAAGCAAGACAAAGTTGCATTTGCGGAGATATAAAATGAAAGCACAGGAAGCGAATATATTATCCTTCCACATACTTTTTGATAGCAAAGGTCGCTTGGTTACGGAAACAAGTGGCTTACCTTTAAAAGATGCTAAGAAGATATTTAAAGGTTATGACTTAAAAATAGTAGAGACAGTAATTAGAGAATCAAGACAGAAGATATTAGATATACATAATCAATTAGAATCTGAACTTGATGCTTTGAATGCTAAAATTAATTAACGGAGAAAAATATGGAATGGTTTGAAAATAAAACTACACAACTTATAGCTTTAGTTAGTATCGTAGCTACCCTTGCAGGGTTTGGTTATACTGGTGCTACTTATGTGAATAGATTAGAAAATCTTGAAGCAGCCATAGGTGGGATTAGTGATACTGAATCAGCACAGCAAGCAATTGAAGAAAGATTTGCAGCTATAGAAACATCAGTAGAGTATATAAATAAAAGTATTGACGAAGGTATTAATCCTTCTTTAAAAAATATAGCTGAAACATCTAATCAACTGAGTCAGGATATTGTTGCTATAGACTCTCAAATAAGATTTATACAAGATGAGATTGATAATATCTTAGATGATAATAAAAATCCTTTAGCAAACTAATATAAATTTGGTTGTAGACTTTGTAGCTCTGTAAGCTTATCAATGCTTACACTAGCAAGACCGTAGAAAGCTTGGGTGTTATCATCAATGGTAGCACCTGTATATATAGCCCTTGGTTCGTACCAAGTATCTTGCTGTGGTATTTGAGCATCTCGATAGCTATCAAATCCTACAACGTATCCTAAGTATGCAACTAAGGTAGACTCGTCACTGTACTGTCCGGTTTCTTCTTGTTCAGTTTCTGCTTGTTCTTGTTGTTGTGCTATATTCTGTGAAACTATTTGATCAGCAATTTGATCAGCTTCACTTACTGTCATGACTCCTGAGATTGCAGTATCTATTTCACCTTGCATATCTTGGACCTGAACATCTGCCATTGCAACTTGTGGAGTACCATCAAGGTCCGGCATAATATTTATTGTGACTGTAGATGCACTCGAAGACACCTCCATATCTGAGCTCATTGATAAAACTTGTTGAGTTTGAACAGATGCTGAAACAATTTGATCAGACATACTAGGAGAGCTTGTTGTACTCACTCCACCGGTTGATGAAATAGAAGCTCCAGAAGAGCTACTTACACTGTTTGTAACTGAGGCTACTGATGCAGTTCGATTCGTTGCTCTCGTGCCACCTATGGAGCTAGAAACACTATTCCTTGCGGTCTGCATAGTACTAGCTACAACATCCAATGCAGATACTCTTATTGAGCTCCTTTCTTCGTTGATTTCTTCTTCGTGTTCTGCGATAAGTTCTTCGATTTCTTCTTCGGACTCACCTTCTTCTTCGGCTTCGGCAAGAAGTTCTTCACGACTTTCTGTAATCTCGATGATTTCATCAGCTTCTGCCAACTGTTCCATTTCTTCTTCAAACCATTCTTCAAGTTCTTCCAAGTCTTCAAAAGATTCTCGTTCACGCTCTTCATCATGTCTATGTTCATGTTCTATTTCTTCTCTTATTATTGTTTCAAACTCATACAAAGTTATAAGTTCATCTGTTGGTAGGATATTTAAAAATGGTAAAGGTTCATCAAGTCTTTCAAAGACTAAGTATTCTTCTTCGATTGCAGGAAGTTCTTCAAAGTGTTCTTCTATAAACAACTCTTCAAAGATTGGTTCTTCAAAAAATATTATTTCTTCTTCGTGAGGCATATCAAACATATGTAGAAGAGGTTCACCATGATCTTGCATTGGTCCAATAACTACATAATCATTTACCGGCTCTTCGTACCATTCTTCTTCAAACAAGAATTCATCGTGGTGTTGATGATGTTCTTCTTCATACCCATAATCAAACTCTTCCTCTACAAAGTACGCTACTGATTCTCGTTGCCTATATCCGGCACAGAACGGAGCATACTGTGGGTCTTCATCACACTGCTGATCATCATAAGCTTCCCAATAACTAGGACAAGCAGTATCGTATAAAGGATTAAGACCACATTGCTGATTTAAATACGCTGCTGCATAGCCAGAACAACTAGCATCATTCAAAGGATTACTACAATCAATAGCATTTCCAGAACCTAAACCATATAAACTACCACCATTTTCTAGCAATGTATTACTTGACGAGTTATTCCAGTCTACACTAACACACGTACCTGCTACGTTTGTTGTACCTGTATTGCATTCATCATGGAAAAGATACTGATAGTATTGTGAAGTACTACCTTGTTCACCTATAAGTACATCATGTTGTATAATATCTAGCTCACCATATCTATACTCAAAGGTATTATTGTTCCATAATACAACTTCAAAACTATTATCTGATCCGCTTCTATTATATTCTCTTAGGTTATACCAACCAAATACAGCTTTGTCATTAAAGTTCTTAGCAAGCATTTTAGAATTACTATCTCTAATTAAATCTGTCCAGAAGGGGAATAGTGTATTAGTGTACTGAGGCAGTGGGTCAGGTGTATAGTCACCACAATAATTATTGTAGTTGATATTGCCTGTACCTAAACCAAAATGTAGACAACCATTCGTAGCCATACGTGCTGAATCATAGCTCGTACCATAAAAGGTAAATGAATTGTCTAGATTAAATGCTGCAGATAACTGATCATCACCTGAGTTTAGATTTGTAGTGCCTGTTTGATTTGTTAGGTCAAAAAGGTTTTGATCATTCTCGTATATATAGGAAGCTGTTACTTTTAATGAGACAACTAAAAGAGTAATCCCAACAGTAAGGGCAGCTAAAAGTTCAAGTACTTGTCGTAGATCACTTTTAGTTTGAGGCATAGAACTCGTTTCTACAGGTTCTTCCTGATTTCTTTTTTCCTTTTCCATTTCTGGTAGTCTTACAATGTGCTATATACTTTTCTTTTAGTTCTAGATAGTCTGGTCTATCTTGTTTATTTTCTTTCCAATACTGAGCAGCCTCTTTACCTATCTTACCTTGATAAGGACATGGAGTTCCTGCCATTTCCATTGCTTTAAAAACTCTTGCATCTTGGCAAAGTATTGATACAGAAGCAACTTTCATACCAGTATCGTATAGATACTTAGAAAGTTTTAATCGTTCACAGTTCTCATCACGTACTGCTTTACCACCTGATATACCAAATATCTGCCCTTGAAAAGCTCCTGAGACTCCTGTTGTACACAGGTCTTGAGAGTAACTCATAATGCTTGGGGCGATAGCAGAAGCAGGAGGAGCTTTTGTTTTTACATTCTGATTTATAGTCTGGGTAGAATTTGATTCGTTAATATTTCTATTAGTATTATCAGATACGGTATTGTTATTATTGGTATTATTATTCGTGTTATCAGTCGTGACATTGGACTCGGAACTAGATTGATTTACATTTGTATTCGTATTATTTGATGTACTTGTAGAGTTTGACGTGTTTACATTTGTATTTGTATTGTTTGTCGTGCTGTTACTTGTGTTTGTAACATTCTGATCTACGCTTGAGTTTACTGTACTTGTCGAAGTATTTGTATTTACATTAGTGTTTTGATTTGTAGCATTAGATGTATTTGTATTTACATTTGTACTTGTATTGGTATTTACACTCGTGTTATTGTTTGTATTGGTATTAGTATTTGTATTAGTATTAGTATTATTATTTGTATTCGTAGCAGTTGATGTACTCGTACTAGTATTCGTGTTTGTATTAGTATTGGTATTAGTATTTGTATTGGTGTTTGTATTTGTATTAGTCGTAGTTGTAGTATTAGTTGTAGTTAAACTATTCTGTTCGCAGTATTGATCTCCTGCTGTACAATCACCAGTTTGATCTGTATAAGATACAGTGGCAAACAATGATAAAATTAGTGTGCCTAATAATTTTTTCATACCTCTCCAATTTTAAAGTGCAAGTTCCCTGTGAAGCTAACAATAGCGTTCTTTTAAATTCTTGCTTAGTTTTTTATATTTGTTAGAAAAAGTAATAGTATCCCGAAACTATTACATATGCCCAACAAACTATACATACAACGCAGACACTACTGGTCACTGCCTTCAGTTTATTTACGCTCCTTTTTATTAAGTTCATTCCATCTTAGGAATTCTTCTGTTTTAAAATCCCAAAACAATCCTTTATAACAATTATCTTGAGAATCCTGTTTTCCTTCTTCTATAATATCTTTTAATGTTTGTTTCATTAATCTGATTTATGTGATGCTCCAAAGTAAAAGCTAATGACTGCACTAGCTAAACCACCTAAGTAACCTAGTACTAAGTTTATTAGAGCTTCTGAATTTTGTTCTGGTGGCTGTAAAGTTACTAAGAATATGTAACCCATAAATCCACCTACTACTGATACACCTACAATTCTAGCGGTCCAATCTTTACTAAAAGTTTTTCTAGCATCTTGACCATCAGCTACTTCTAACTTAAAGACATCTACATCAAGTTCTTTCATTTGAATTTCAAACTCTTGTTCAGCCTTTTTAAGTTCAAGCATCTGTTCAGGTGTAGCTTCTTGAATAGCTTTCTCAATAGCCTTTGGTGTATTAGGTACTCCTAACACATCGGCTATCATATTAGCTGCCATACCACCCATCGGTCCACCAAGAGCAGTACCTATCGTAGGAGCAACAGCACCTACTAGATTCTTTAGCATATCTTTCATTCGTCTTCCTTGTATATAACTTCCATTAAGTCTTCAAACATATTTCTAAAATCGTCGAGACTCATAAATGGCATGTCTTGCTTGATTTGATGTAGGCAGTATTGCCTGTAGCATCCTTCGAGTTGATCCTCTAAGTACAATATCATTATAGCGTCCTTATTTCAATTTGTCAATAGCTGTCACAAAATCTTCAACTCTTACTGGTGTTTGTTCTTTCCATTTGGATTGACCATCTTTACCAGACCCTGTTGAGACTTGATAAATAGCTTCATCATAGTCTTTATCCTTCAAAGCTTTATAAGCAGAAGGAAACTTATTCATCCATTTTGTGCCTAATTGAAAGTTTACTGAACCTAAAGCTATAATAAACTCCACGTCTTCAATATTTAAATCTTCCATTTGTTGTGCTGCAGCTTCCCATGCTTTTGCAGCATCGTGTTCTAACCATACAGTTCTTTGTTCTTCTGAAACTTCGTCACCTACTTGGTAGACTTGACGTTCTCTTTCAGTCAACAAGTGCCCTACACCACATGTAGGCTTGCCAAGACTGTCAAGATATACACACTCCTCGTTACCTTCTCTAAGTTCAAGGTGCTCTAAGTAGTCGTTGTATTTCATTGTGCATCAATTTCTTTTAAATAGCTTTCAAAATCTTCAACAATAATAGGCATTGCTTGTAATAATTCTTCTTCAATTTTTTTAGGATTTTTAAACTTTCTTTTGTATTTACCAATTCTAAATTTTACTTGATCAGTTAATTCTTCATCACTAAAGTTACCACCTGCTAATTTATGTTGTAATCCATGTGCTAATATTTCTTCTGTTATAGGAGAAAAATACTTTCTACCATATACTTTTAAATTTTTAGGTAATTTTGCTATTAATCTTTTTTCTCTCTGTTCTTTATAGCCAGATCGGTTATCGGCTCGATGTATAATTTCATGCACTTGAATTTCTTCTGGAGTAGTATCGGTAAGTCCTAAATCATAATTCATACTTTGATATTTTAATTTATCAGAAGAAGGACTATATGTACCTAAAGTTTCAGCACTTAAACTTGTATCAGTATCAATTACACTAGCATCTTTGTCTGACGACACCTGTAATCCCAATTGTTTATCATACAAAACTTGACCACTTCCCTCCGGAGCTAATGGATGTAATCCATATTTATCAATTAGTTCATTACCAGTTGTAGCAATAAATCTAGGATCACGATATCCTTCCCCCATCATCTGATTCATCTGAGCTTCTTTTGATACTAACCTATTTTTACTTATAAAGTCTTCAAGTTCTTGTAGTTTTTCTTTATATTCTTTTTTACGAGCAACTCTTCCACCTTCATTTTTTTTTAATCTTTGTAAATATAAAATTTGTTCCTCTGTTAATCCTTGAGAAGTAGAAAATAAACTTGACAGACCTTTAGAGATTCCTTTCACAGATGCATCCATTCCTTGTGTAATTTGTTTTAAAGCTGACTGTCTTTCCGAAGGTTCAACCTCATCAGACTTAGAAACATTTAACAAGTACGCAAACTCTTTTTCAGTTAGTGCAGGTATTTGAGTTTTACCAAGTTTATCTCTTCCACCAACTGGACCGCCTTCTTCTAATTGTACTCTTGTTGGATTATAAATAGCAGTATAAGGTTCTCCGGTAAATGGATTAATTCTTTCTTCAGGTTCTTCTTTAGTGTATGGCACATCGATAACACCTTCAATAAGACCTCCTGTTGTTTTTTTCGTTCTTTCAAACTTAGGAAACTCTATATATTTTTCTTCAGATTCAGGTTGAATTAATAAAGGATACGTTCTAAATTGTGCATCCATATCAAGAATAATTTTATTTAATTTTAAATTATCTAAATTGTTAAATTTATTTTCGTAAATTTTTCTTGCAATGCCAGCATCGATTTTAAAACTTAAATCAGTGCCATCAGCATTTAATTTTTCACTTAATCCAAGAGATGGAAAATAAATTGTTGATTTATTTACGTTTGATAAATAATCCACGTCTTGTGCATCAAGTCTAGAATCTTCAAGAATCTCTAATGTATCTACTCCTAATATTTGCATTGCATTTGTAAGCTTTGCAAACTTAGCATATTTTTTAGCAAAAGCTCTATTAGCATCATAATAATTTTTTGCAAAAATTTGATTATTTGATTTTTGTCTGACTCCTTCAAATTGTTCTCGTTCAGCTTGTTTTTTAATATCTATAAATTTACTTACTTCAATTTTATATTTTGTTTCTAAATATTCTTTATTTAAAGTTTGATAAGTTCCTCCAATTAATAAACGAGTTAGTGGATCAACGTCTTGATCAAAATCATTTCTATTAAAATCTTTAGTTTGAAAATATTCTACTGTTCGTCTGGCTTCGGGAGGAACTAAAGCTTTTGCTAAATTCAGACTGAATATTTTTATATTATTACTATCTGTAATTCTTTCAAGCATACTGTTAGATTGTCTATATCTATCAGTCGGATCAAGAGGATTATACATTACTCCTCCAAACTCATTTTCTCCATTTGCAAAAAATTGATTACT